GGCCTGGTCGATGCCGGCCTGCAGCCGGCTCTGGTCGGCTTCCAGGTCGCGGGCGCGGCGCGCGAAGGCCGTTGGGGTGTCGGCAGCATCCACGGCCAGCATCGCGTCGACCAGGCGCGCCAGCTGCTGTTCGGTGGTGGCCAGCTGGCTGCGCAGCTTGGCCAGCTCAGCGCGCAGTGGTGCCGCCTGATCGCCGCCGTACAGGACCCGCAGGTTGATCAGGTCGCTGCAGTAGTCCATCAAGGCGCGCTCTATCGGTGCGACGCTGCGGCTTTTCGGGTGCAGGCAGCGGCCGGTACCGTACTGCAGCCCAGCGCACAGCAGGCGCCGATAGCCCGGCTGCAGCTTCTGGCCGGGCGTGCGGATCTTGCCGAACAGGTTCTGCCCGGTCATCGCCCGGCCGCAGTAGCCGCAGCTGGTGATGCCCAGGCCGGTGATGATGTGGGGCACGTCGGTACGCGACCCGCGGCGCCCACGCTGGCCGCCGGCGGTGTGCAGTTCGCTCCACTCTTCCGCCGTCAGGACAGCAGGGTAGTAGCCAGCCAGGTCGAAGGCCTGGCCCCCCACGGTGATGCGCTTCACGCCCACCAGCGCGGGGTTTTTCACAGCCTTGTACAGGTGGCTGGCGGCAACGTCGCCCTTGGTCAGCGACAGGCCAGCGGCTGCCAGCTTGCGCACGATGCCCACACCGCTATGGCCTGCCAGGTACAGCCGCACAGATTCGCGCACAGCAGCCACGCGGTCAGGCACCAGCTGCCAGGCGCCGTCGACCAGCTGCACCCACTGCGGGTCTTTGCCGTTGCGCAGGATGCCGCGCCAGGTTCCCGCCTGCCAGGCGTGGCACTGCTTCAGGATGGCGGCCGTGACACGCTTGCTTTTCGTGTCGCTTTCTTCGTGGGCCCGGATCATCAGCAGCAGGCTGTAGACCAGGTCCATCGGATTCGCCTTCAACTGGGCGCGGCTGTAGGTCTTGCCGTCGCTGGCTGTCACCACGGTGATGCCGGCGTTGACGATCTGGGCCAGCTGGGCCTGCGCCTGGATCGGTTCAGCGCGCGACAGGCGGTCCAGGGCTTCCACCACCAGGACAGACCCGCTGGGTACCTGGCCGCCCTCTACCGCCGCCAGGAACAAGCCCAGCGCGCCGGATTTCACATGCCGCTGGTGGTAGGCCGACAGGCCTTCGTCGCGCAGCGTCAGCGACTCATCAAGCGGAAGGCTATGCTCTGCAGCCCACCGCGCCGCGTAGGCTGCCTGCCGTTCCAGGCTGTGCCCGGCCGCCTGGCGTGGGTCCGAAAACCGAAGATAGCTGTAGACCTTGCCTACCATGACGACTGATCAACATAGCCCGACGGGCCTACGGGGGCCGAGTATAGGTCTGGTGTCGCTTGGGTGCCCGTAGGAGTCTGGATACATACCACGGACGGAAGCAATCAGAATGAAAAGAGGCAGGTGATATGCCTGCCTCTTTTCTCTGCTGGCTTTGCAGCGCTATCGAGCTGCCAGCATGTCCAGCGGGCTGCTAACGCCGGTGCCACCCATGCCGGCCACGTGCGTGTAGATCATCGTCGTCTCGACGCTGGAGTGCCCAAGCAGTTCCTGGATCTTGCGGATGTCAGTGCCGGCCTGCAACAGGTGCGTGGCGAAGCAATGTCGCAACGTGTGGGGCGTGGCCGGCTTGCTGATGCCGGCGGCGTGCACAGCGTCTTTCATGGCACGCTGGATGGTCCAGTCGAACAGGTGGTGCCGGCGTTCTTCGCCGGTGCTTGGGTCGACATGGTAGCCCGGGGTGGCGAACACGTACTGCCAGGGCCATTCCTGACCAGCCCGCGGGTACTTACGGGCCAGCGCGTTCGGCAGGTCCACGCTGGCGCGGCCTTTGCACAGGTCCAGCTGGTGCCATCGGCGGCGTTCTTCCAGGAGCTGCTGCAGCGCTTTGATGAGCCCAGCCGGCAGCACGGTGACCCGGTCCTTGTCGCCCTTGCCGCCGCGCACGATGATCTGGCGCTGGGTGAAGTCGATGTCTTTGATGCGCAGGCGCAGGCCTTCCATCAGCCGCAGCCCGCTGCCATACAGCAGGCGCAGGAACAGGCCGGGTGTGCCGCTGGTAGCAGCCAATACGGCCGCGGTCTCTTCGACGGATAGGACCGTCGGCAGGCGCTGCGGCTGCTTGGCACGCACGATGCCGTCGACCCAGCCGATTTCGATGCCGAGTGCGGCCTGGTACATAAATAGGATGCCATGTAGCGCTTGGCGCTGGGTGCTGGCCGACACCTTGCATTCGGTAGCCAGCGAGGTCAGAAACGCCGACACCTCGATCTGGCCCATGTCCTTCGGATGGCGCTTGCCGCTCCACAAGATGAACCGCTTCGACCAGTGCCAGTAGGCCTGGAAGGTGCGGCGGCTGTAATGGCGAACCGCGCAGGCTTCGCGCATTAGGTCTTCGATTCGCTTGGGCGGCTTGCCGTCGGATAACACCGGAGCTGCGTCGTGCGTAACGACAGCGGCGGCTTGTGAATCAAGGACTTGCATTCTGGCTTCCAGTGTTATGCGACGGTTTCAGGGTTCGCGTGCTGGCGAATTGATGTTAGGCCCCAGATCCACCAGCATTGGCGGGGCAGGCTGCATGGCGCGGTAGTCCGCAACCGCCTTCACCAGCGCCATGTACCGTGCTTCACTCGCGCGCAGTTCTTGGCGCCCATCGCGCAATCCCCTGGCGTACCCCGCCTCTTCCTCGCGCCGCAGTGCCTGCTGGTGCTCGCACTCCATGCGGTGCAGCGCCCGGTGCAGTTCGGTGTCTTCCTCGCAGTGCCGGCGGTTCACTTCCTCCATGCGTCGGTATTCGGCCAGGTCAATCTGGCACCCCGGCTGCTGGTGCTCGCTGTCGCCAAAGTGCAGGCGCGCGGCTTCGGAATCGGCGCACACTTCGCCGCAGTGGAAACACGTCCACGGTGGTGCGTTGGGGCCTAACTCCTCGCTCAAGCCGAGCCCCAACAGCAGGCCGACAGTGTGGTTTTCGGGTGGTTTTGTGGTGCTCATGCTTCATCTCCCGCTGTTGTGTCCGGCTTAGCTCGAACGTTAGGGCACTTCAAAACAGCGCCTCCTGCACCGCGCGCTCTGGCACACAGTGCGGACTGCACCACAACGTTTCCGAGGCGCTGTTTTCCACCGCCTCATCGGTCACGGCGTAGCCCTTGCGCGCCGTCCAGGCCCGAAGGTGCCAGCCGTTCGCCAGCAGCGCGTCATGCTCGCCAGCATGGCCGCAAAGCACGATCCGCAGCTTCTTGTCCTGTCCGTTGGCGGCGCACCAGGCGCGCACCTTGTCGGCAAGGTCGCCACCCACGCCGCCAGCCGCGTAGTCCATCGCGCCTTTTGTGTAGGGCGGGTCGAGAAAAACCCCGGTCGTGCCGTGCCGCGTCGTCACGCTCTCAGTCAGCACGCGCTGCCAGTCGCCCACTGCAACCCGCACGCCCCGCGTGCGATCCTGAAGCGCAGCAAACCACTCATAGATGTATTGCGTGCGGCCCCGGCCGGCATCGCCCAGGTGCGGCAGTTGCCGGTTCACGCCCCGGCCGGCATCGCCCAGGTGCGGCAGTTTCCGGTTCACGCCCTGGCCGGCATCGCCCAGGTGCGGCAGTTGCCGGTTCACGCCCCGGCCGGCATCGCCCAGGTGCGGCAGTTTCCGGTTCACGCCCTGGCCGGCATCGCCCAGGTGCGGCAGTTTCCGGTTCACGCCCTGGCCGGCATCGCCCAGGTGCGGCAGTTGCCGGGCGTCCACCAGCTTCTCGCCGTCATGCACCCACGGCCCGGTGCCGCTACACCAGCCCGAGCCGATCCAGTTGCAGGCCCCCCAGCACCACCAGCCCGCGATCTTGGCGTCGTAGTAGTCGGGGTCGGCGTGCAGCCGCTCCAGCAGGCCGGGAGCATGGCGCACCAGCCACGAGTGCCGCGCAAACAGGTCTGCCTCGTTCGTCGGCCAGTCGGTGTGCTTCGCCACGTCGGCGGCATCCAGCGACGCCGCGCGCCAGAAGTTCGCCACGAAGCCGTCAGCGTCGTTGATCGTTTCAACCTTGCCCAAGTTGGGGCGCCCGAGCAGCATAGCAGCAGAGCCGGCGAACGGCTCCACGTAGTTCTCGGGGTCGCCAAGCGCGGACCACACGGTCTCGCACGCCAGCGACTTCCCGCCAAAGTACGGGAACGGTGCTGCCAATGTGCCTGCTACAGACTTCACGGGTTCTCCATCTATCGTCGGAAGTGCCCTAACACGCAATTCGAGGCGACGACCTACGGCCGCGCCTCAATTGCAACGTTGTGCTTCACGCGGCGCACGGCCATTCTTTGAACTCCGCGCCGTCCAGTTCGCAGCCACCAGCGGTAGCCGTAGCGCCGCCCCACTGCTTGAAGAAGAACGCCACGCCGCAGCGGCTGCACTGCTCGCGCAGCAGATCCACCCACTCGCGCTTGATGGGCCGCGCCTTCGGGCCACTCTCGCCGCCAGCAATGACCCAATCCAGGCCTTCGATCAACTGGCGCGGGCCGTCCTTGGTCATCACCGAATCGAACAGGTCCAGTTCGCCCAGAGCCGGCTCGTAGCTCACCCAGCGCACCGTGGCATCCAGTCGCGCCAGCTTCGGCAGGTCGCGCCGTGCCTCTTCCTGGTTCACGGCGCTGATGCCCTGCCACACGTTCATCGGCAGGCGCTCGCGGCCAATCTCCAGCAGCATCGGCAGCACGTTGCCCACGCGTTTCGTCAGCAGCAGCCAGTCCAGGTTCGGCGTGCGGTCAATCAACGCGAACAGGTCAGCGCGCCATTGCGTCGGCACCTCGTTGTCGAACACGTCCGCCAAGCTGGCGCAGAACACGCGGCGGCGCCGGCCGTGCGTAGCCTTGAACGCTTCGTGTTGGCCGTTCCAGAACTCGGGCGTCTTCCAGTTCTGCGGGCTGGTGCGGTGGCGCGGCTGACCAGCGCCCCACACGATGCGCATGCTTCTGGCCGGCGTGCTCACCGACGCATAGCAGTTGTCGCAGCCTGGGCTCACCTTCGTGCAGCCGATCCACGGGTTGAAGGTGCTGTCTGTCCAGCTAATTCCTGTCGTCTCAGCCATTTGCGTTCCTACATTTGCGCGCTTCGGATGGGTGAAGCACAACCCCTCGCTCAAGCCGAGTCGCAACGGAGTACCGTCGCGCCCGGCTTAGCTCGAACGTTAGGCCCGTAGCCGCCGCAGCGCCCAGCGCAGCAGTCCGGCAGGTATCAGCACCGGCCAAGCAAGCGCGGCGAAGTAGCTTGCTGCGACATCCTTTGCAGTCAGGCTCTCCACGAGCGCAGCGCCAGTCACCAGCCAGCAAAACACGTACACAGGTATCAGGTGCCGCCATTCCATGCGTTTCTCCACCAACGGGCCCAACCCGTCGCTCAAGCGGATGCTTCGTACCGCTTAGTTCCAACGTTAGGCGCACGGGCCACTGGGTAGCGGCTCGGGCTCATGAATGCGGTACAGGTCAGCCCACGCCAGCATGGGTAGTCGCCCACTTGTCGCCAGTGCGGCTGCCCATTCCGCAGCGCTGCCCAAACCTTGCCGTTCCAGTAGTGGCGAAACACTCCGTCAGTGAACAACCGCTCATACCATCCGGCGCGGGCTGGCTTCGTGCGGCCATCCAGCCAGCGCGTTACGCCACGCTGCCGCTTGTGCTTGTGGCAATGCACGCATTCGTCTGCGTGGCTGGCCCACTCGGCGGGGTCAATGTCTCCGCGCGTGCGCCTAACCCCTCGCACAACCGGAGCCCCAACAGCGGCGTCGGTTTGTGGCGTGTCGGCTCTGTTCTCGTCATTCATGTTTCACCTCGGCTGTTGTGTCCCGGTTAGCTCGCACGTTAGGCCCTAGGGCGCCAGCCAGGGCGTGTTGAGATTGCACTGCGGCCCGTTCGGCTCAGTCTCAATCGGCGGCGGCCCAAGCACAGCACGCACTAGCCGTAGGCCGCGCTCGCGCAGCATGCGCAGGCTTTCGCCGCCATCCTCGGCTTCTTCCTCTACCGAGAACAGCACACCACAGGCTTCTGCAACCCAGCGCGCCAGCACTTCCCGTTCGCCTTCAGCCTTGCGGGCGCGGCGCAGGTAGTTCACTGCTCGCGTTCCTTCGCTGTCGGCAAGTGCGCGCATTTCAGCCACAGCCGCGTCTAGCCCGGCCTGGTCGAAAAGCGGGTCGTTCACCTTCAGGCGGTGTTCGGCCTCAAGGTTCAGCAGGCATCCGAAGTGCGGAACGCCTTGAAAAGAACCCATGCGCTGCACCTGAGCGACGGGCCTAACCCCTCGCTCAACTTGAGCCCCAACAGCAGACGCGGCCGGTGGCGTGTCTTGAACTTCTGTTGTCATCGTATTTCTCCGTGTGCTGTTGGTGCCAAGTTAGCTCGAACGTTAGGCCTCTTTCAGCACCATCACCTGGCGCGTGGGGATGCCCGAGAACTCGACGCTGTAAAACGCCTGCGCTTCTGCCCGGTACATGGCGGGCGCTTCATAGGTCTTGCCCAGGCCTTCGTATTGCACCCAGTACCACTTGCCATCATTCAGCTCGCGGTTGCGGCGCAATACCTTGACGTTGGCGGCGCCAGCAAATCGGTGCCAGTCGTACAGGTCGCCGGTCTCTTCGGATTTGGCCTTGCAGAAGGCCTCGGCCTGGGCGCTCGTCATGTCGAAAAATCCTACGCTCTCGCCGAACCGATAGACGGCATCGTTGCATTTGCTGCTGTCGCTCATGTCGCTCCTATCCGGCCTGCTTCGCAAGCCTCAGTTGTCAGCGGCCAGCCTGTCGGCTCGCCTTGGTGTGCTGGTCAGGCTCAGTGCTTTGCACCATGGCCTAACCGGTTGTTCAACAGGACGTCACTTCGTGCCGCCTGTTAACGCGGGGTTGTCGCCCACACATGCAACCCCCGCCGCAGCAACCTGCAACTGCGGCATCTCAGCCCAGTACGTCACCCCCTCGACGCCTTCGCCCTGGGCATTCACCCACATCGGCCCCTCATCGTCATGGCCGACGTAGGCGCCCAGTTCGCTGTGGACGATGCCGCCGTGCCAGATCAGCACATCGGTGTCGGCATCGGGCAGCTGTGTAGCCGCATGAATCTGCAGCACGACGATCATGGTCAGCCCTTGTCACGATGCTGCGTGACACCCGTGATGCTGTTGGGCAAGTTGGATGCGCCATCGCTGGGCTTGCCGATGAAAGTCGACTTGTCGCCGTTCGTCACGCGCAGGTATTCCACTTCCACCTTCGCCGTGTCCACGATGGTCTTTGCGACCTCGTTGATGTTGCGGGCCTTGTCCAGGTCCACTGCACCGGTCTTGATGCCTTCCAGTGTGGCGAACAGAATGTCGCGCAGGTCAGTGATGCTCTTGCTCATGCGAATTCCTTGCTCTTGCGGTTGATGGCGCGGTTCAATGTGCCGCGCAGCCGGGCGATCTCGGCCAGCTCGGGCGGGTAGTTGGTGTGGATGCTGTTGCGGCGCATCAGCTCAGCGTCACTGATGCACTCGACGGCATCCAGCGTGATCAGGGCGGCATCCGTCGTGGCGCGGCCAGGCCGGAATACCACCTTATGGCCGGCGGGTACCGGGCCATGGGCGCGTTCCCAGACGACACGGCTCATGGGGTGCCAGCGCACGCTGTTCGGTCCAGGTGAGTCGTTGACCTTCAGCTGCAGCTGGTCGTCGACAATGCGGGTGCTGCCCACGGGCAGCCAGGTGTGCGGCTTCTGGCCCGGCTTGAACTGCGTCTTGCCCATGTTGCCCGGGGCCCAGCCAGGCCGGCGCAGGCCTTTGTTGGCCGGCGGATGGCCAGGCCCGAACTGGGTCTTGCGGCCACCATGGTCCGGCCGCGTCGACCGTTCACGCGCCGTGGCGGAAATCAGTTCGACGGACTTGCGCAGCCCCAGCGCATTGGCCTTGGCCAGCACTTGCTTGATCGTGCGGCCGTACAGCGGCGCCAGGTCCACAGTCAGGGTATCGGCATAGTGCTGGCGCAGATGGGCCTCTTCTGCAGGCGTCCAGAACTTCCGTGAAGCGCCCTTGGTGGTGGTCATGGCTGGGCACCCTGCAGGGGCTTGCTGAGCACACGCAGGTGCCCCTGGCCCGCCACCATGTTGCGGTAGCTGTTGACGGCTACCGCCTCGGCCTCGGCCGCGACTTGGGGGCCGGCGGCGATGATGCAACCGTCATCGTCGACGATAGCCAGGCGCGCAGGCTTGCCGTTGACCTGCACACGCAGGCCTTCATGGGACACGGCCGTGATGACAGTGCCTTCGATGCGGCCGGTGGGTTGGGTGCCAATCACGCTGCACCGCCTTCCGCCGTGGGCTTGCCAGCTGCGGCCGCCGGCGGGCGCGCGGTCACATCGAAGTCGCTCAGGCACTTGCCGGCGCCCAGCTGCGCCACCAGCCACTTCGGCTTCAGGCCGCGGCCGGTCCAGGTTTCGCCGGTAGCGGCGTTGTGGTACTTCACACCCTTGGGTGCTGTAGCCGCTGCAAACGCCGGTGCATCCGCATTCAAAGCCGCAGCCAGCGCCTGTTCAGGGGTTAGCACAGGGTTGGATGCCCTGGTTGGCTTGGCGGCCTTCCTGGCGGCCGGCTTGGTGGGGGCGGGTACGCGTGCCAGTGCTTCGTCGCGCATCTGCTTCTGGATGGCCTTCACGTCCACACCCAGCAGCTGGGCCACGCGCAGCAGCCGTTCAGGCTTCTGGGTCAGCCCATATTCGCCGGGATGCGAGTCCTTCGTCAGCAGCATGGCGGCCACCAGGCGGGCGAAGCCGCTGGGGTCCAGTCCGCGCACATAGGCTTCGAAGGCCGTGGTGCTGGCTGGGTCGTAGCGGCTGCCGGTCTTCTGGCCCAGGTCGACCAGCTGGGCCACGCGCTGGCTGTGGTCGTTCTCCAAGCGCTGCCACAGCAGCAGCACCAGTTCCAACACCAGCGAAGCGCGAACATCAGGGTTCACCGTCACAACGTCAGGCGCCGTTTCAACGCCGCAGCGGGCCACTTCCTTGCGCCACGCGCGTTCAGCCTTCACCTTGCGTTCGGTGTCGCGCTGCTGCGCCGACGTGGTGGGCATGGCTTCGCGCTTGATAACGCCGCGTTCTTTCAGCAGCTTCAGCGCGTCGTCTTCGCGGACAACGTCATACAGCGCGTGGCTGTGCGGATCTTCGAACAACAGCACTTCCAGCGTGTGGCCCTTGCCCAGCAGCTTGCGCAGGGTCTGCTTGCCGTCGATCTGGTGGTGCACATCGTCCAGCTTCAGCAGGCCTTTCAGGCTGCCGTAGGCGCTGGGCTTGGCCTTCTTGGCTTCCTTCTCGGTCAGCACCTTCTTGCCGTCGGCTTCAGCCTGGGCCTTGACGTGGTCGCGGTGTGCTTCTTCCTTCAGGTGGTAGCAGGCGCCGTCGGTGCAGTTGTCGCCCTTCTTGATGTCGGCGAACAGGTCGGGGTTGGCGCCGGTGCGCTTGCTGCAGTCGGTGCAGCTGCCGGCGGCCGGCAGCAAGGTGGCGCTGGTGATGGGGAACGCGGCCCCGGCCAGGTCCAGCATGTATTCACGGTGCACGAATTCCTGCGCGTCACGCACGCTCATGCGGTTGCCGCCGTAGCCGTTGACGATGCGCTGGGTGGCTGCAGCCTGGTCGGCGGCGTTCGGAATGCGCGCGACGATCAGCGCGTGGCTGGCTTCGATGTCGCCGGCCAGCAGAGCGTCACGCGCGGCGTCGCACAGTGTCAGCAGCTTCAGCCGCTGGAACACATAGACGCGGCTGCGGCCGATCTTCGCAGCCAGTTCGTCGACCGTGGCATAGCCCTGCATGCCGTCTGGCTTGCGCAGCATCTGCTGCAGTACGCTGGCTTCGTCCAGCGCGTTCATGTCCTCGCGTTCCTTGTTCTCGACCAGCAGCAGTTCCATCAGCTCCAGGTCGGTCATGCGCTTCAACAGTGTGGGCACGGTGGCCAGGCCCGCCGTGGTGCTGGCGCGCCAGCGGCGTTCGCCGGCCACGATCTCGTATTGCGGCGCGCCGTTGGGGGCGCCTTCGATGGGGCGCGCGATGATGGGCTGGATGACGTCGTGCGTCTGCACGCTCTTGACCAGCTCAGCCATCTTCACCGTGTCGTAGGCCTTGCGGTTGTACGGGTTGGGTTTCAGCAGCGCGACCGGGATCAGCACCGCGTCATGCATGGCAGTGCGTTCGATGTGGACGTGTTCGGTCAGGGCATTCATGCCAGGTCTCCGGTGATGACGATGGCGCCTGCGGGCGCATTGCCCGCACGGGCTTGCGCCAGGCGGTTGTGGGTGGTGGTGATGGCGCGTTCGAATTCGCCGTACGAACAGGCTTTCAGCTGCTGCGTGTGCAGGGAAATCAGCCAGCGCAGCGCATCGATTTCGCTGGCGTACAGGGCCCAGGTGCCGCGCGCCCGCTGCCGCAGCTGGATGTCGGCCAGCAGGCGCTGTGCGGTGTCGATGACGTGGTCGGCTTCGGCGCCGGCGCCCAGGCCCATGGCGGCGAAGGTCTCGGCCACGTTGGCTGCGTCGGCCATGCTGCGCCAGTGCTTGGCGGCGTCCTGGCCGGTCTGCAGGTGCAGCAGCGATGTGTGCATGATGGCCACCTGCATGCCCACGTCAGCCGTGCTGAGCTTGCGTGCGGCATTGATGGCCACCAGCGTGGCGTTGGCATGAATGGGGCGCTGGCGGTAGGCCTTGCGGCGGGGTGTGGCGTGGTGGGCCATGGTGCTAGTCGTCCAGGTCGTTGGCGGCGGCCTTGCGGGCGTCGAAATGCGGCCGTTTGGTGCCCGGCATGGGCAGGCGCCGGGGTGCTTCGCTGGGCGTGGCGGGCACGGGCGCGCTGGGCAGGCTGGTGCGGCGTGGTGCCGCGGTTGCGCTGGCCCGGCTGAGCTGGCGGGCCATGCCGCGCACCAGGTTGCCGCGCACCGGGTCTTGCAGCACGGTGGCCAGGTCATCGGGCCAGCCCGGGCGCCACAGCTGGCGCAAGCCCAGGCGCAGCTGGGCGTCGGTCAGCGGAGATTCATCGCCCGGCTTCATGCTGCGGTTCCAGCGGTGTGCGGGTGCAGGGGCATCAGCACGGGCACCAGGCGGGCCGCCAGCTGGCGTTCCAGGTGGGGCCAGTGCTGCAGCCGTGCATCGATGCCGCACAGGCCGTCTGCATGGCGTGCCACGACACAGGCTGTGGGTTCCGCCTGGCGTGAAATGATGGGGTGTTCACAGTACAGGCCGCTGGCGGTGGCGCTGTGATACGCGCACAGCTGGCAGGCGCGCAACGGGTGCACGGTCGGCAAGGGCTTCACCATGACAGCCCACCCGCCTGCAGCGCCACCCACACCAGGCCTACCACCGCTGCAGTGGCTGCCAGGGTACCCACAGCGCCGCACAGCACGCCGTAGCGCCAGCCTTGGGTGTACCCCACCTGCACGCCCATGCCGCGCCCGTGGGCCCATGCAATCTGCAGGGCTGCTGTCTGCGGTGCCGGGTTGCTGGCGTCGCCACGGTGGGGCGGTGCTGGCGGCTGGGCCAGCGGTGCTGCACAGGCCAGCCGCGTCATGACGTGACCCCGTTCGACAGCACGGCGCTAAGGCCTATGACCAGCACCAGCAAGATGCCGGCGGCTTCCCAAGCCCACCAGGGCAGCGCCAGGTCGGCGTCGGCTTGCAGCTGTGCCGGGTGTTGGCCTTCGGTGTAGCCCAGGGCGCCGGGCTGCGTGGCCTGGTCGCACAGGCTGTCGGTCAGTGGGTCGTTGCAGCCCATGGCGGCATGGGCCTGGGCTGCAATGGCGGCGTGGGTGGCGGGGCTCATTGCAGCGCCGCCTGTGCAGCCGCCAGGTGGCCGGACATCGTCAGGCCGGGGCTGCAGCCAGCATCTTCAATGGCCTGCAGCGCGTCGTCGCGCCAGCGTTCGGCGCTGTCTTCCGCGTAAGACAGCTCGCGTTGCAGCTGCGTGATCTGGGCGGCCAGGGCGTCCAGCTGGGCCTGCTGGTCGGCCACCACCAGGCGCAGGTGGGTCAGTTCCCATGCATGCAGCTTGCGCTGCAGGGTGGTGTGTGCGGGTCTGGGCATTGATCGCCTCCGTCGTGTTGACGGAAGCGATTAAATATCATGTTGATTTAATTCGTCAACACCGTGTTTAGTCTGATCCCTGAAAGAGACGATGCTTCTGGTGCCTGGCCTAGATGTCGGCCTTGGCGCGAGGGGGCTGCTGTGGGCGCAATGTCTTGGCGGAAAGCAGTGTGACGCTACCCTCATCCATACGGGTGCGGCGCACATCCACTTGAATGCTGCCAACAAGCCGTGGTCCGGCCCACTGCACTGACTCGGAAGGGAGCGTGGCGCCGGCAAGATTCTTCGCTATGCCGGATTTACGCGAGGTGGGTAAGCCGTATTTACGAGTGATTTCGGCAACTATGGCTTGGTAGTTGTCTGAAGGGAACGTCATGTAGACCGAAGTGAGTTTCCCGTCGGTAAATGAAAAGACTGATATAGCTACTACGGTATTCGCATAACTGCTGCCTTCAGTCGTGCAGGTCCCGGAACCATCCGATTCAGTTTCACCTGTACAAATCCAGGTGCGAATTCCTGTGGGCAGCAAGGCGACACGCACATCGTCGGCAGTCGCGATGCCGAACTGCAGACCTTTGAAGTCGATCTTGCTGGCGTTGGCAGCGTAGGCAGGCTGTGTCAACGTCAGAACTGACATCACGCCGAAACAAATACACCCCTTAAGCCAAGTGTTTAGTCTTGGAACTGATTGGTTTCTACTTGCGCGCATTGGGTTGATCTCAGTCGGAATGTATTCAGGGCAGACAAGATGCAGATTGATCGAGTGCGGCGTCACAGCGCGACTGCATCCATGGTATTTCTAGAGGGCGGCGTCGTCGGACTGCGAATGTCCGGGCCGCTGACGATTGATGCACTGGCGTACTTCGCGGATGAATTGGTCGCACAACATGGCCGTCAAGCACCGGGCTACGTGTTCGATTATCGATCTGCCGTGATGCTGGCAACGCCAAACGCCCTAGACGCGCTGGTGGCAGAGGTTCCACAGCACAGCGCTTTACGCAAGCCGGGTGCGTTTGTGGGGTTGCGTGGCGCAACTGAGCCGCTGCGACAGCAGGCTATACGCATGGCAGGGGCCGGATGCCCCCGGCGCGTTTTTCTTGATCATGAAGTAGCCCTCGCGTGGGTGCTACGTGCCGCCAGTCGGCATTAGGTGGGCAGATCCTCAGGCAGCAAAGCCTCGGCCATCATCAACAGCTTGGCGCGGCGGGCGCCGCTGAGCTGCCGCGCAGCATCGACGAGCGATTGCAGGGTCGGGTCGGGATCAACAACGTAGGTCGAACCCTCACCCTCTAGCAGCCACCAGGCATTGCAGCCCAGCCGGCGTTGGGCATCGAACGCGCCAGGCCGTGAAATTCCGCGCTTCTTCCAGTTCGTGATGACGGCGGAAGTCACGTCCAGCCGTGCGCCGATTTCCGTCCAGCTGTACAGGCGTCCCGATGGTGCTGCAGCCTTGGTCGCTTCCCGGGCGTAGGTCAACAGGCGAGACATTGACTCATGCATGCACTGGACTTTGGCGCAGTCTGCCAGGGCAGTGTTAAACGTCGCGTTGACACTTGAAATCAACATGGTGTTTAATACCCTGGTGACAGACGCTGAACTCATCGAACACCTAGGCGGGCCCGCAGCAGTGGCTGGCCTGCTGGGCTACGACAAAGCCAAGGGTGGCACGCAGCGCGTGCATAACTGGAAGACGCGAGGCATTCCAGATCGCGTCAAGGTACGGCGGCCTGATCTTTTCCTGGCGGATCTCAGCCAGCGCATGAGTCACATCCAACCCAGCCCCAGCGAGGCCACCCATGCGCAGCAGTAGCCGCCGCATAGTCTCAGTGCGCCTCGCCGCCACGTTGGTCGACTTGCGCGAAGGGAAGCTGTTTGACCAAGTAGTCCCGCAGCCTGGTGGCTTCGGCAGTGGTGAATTCGAAGGCGCGCCAGCCCAGGCCGGGGTCGCGCAGGGCCAGGAATACGTGGCCGAGTTGCGCTACGCCGACAGCGGCGTGCGGGTCTACCACTGCATCCAACTCGGCGGCGGCCCTAAAGCTCAGCGGTACCGCCGGCTGCATGTCGGCACACCAGGCGCACCCACCGCCAGCGAGGCCCCCCATGCGACGTAAAGCCAAATCGCCATTCCAGCGTCGACGGATCAACCGTGCTCTGGCGGGCGGTAGGTTGGGATCGTTCCTGGCGGGGCTGCACGGATTTGCTGCAGATTTTCGGCAACTGCACGAGCAATCTGGCGAGCTTGTTCCGACGGAAGAGATCGGCCGAGCCAACCCACCACCAGCGAGGCCACCCATGCCCAATGACCAGACCCAAGTGTTCAATCCACATGGCATGCCTGCGTTCCAGCTGTACGGCACCCAGCAGACACCCATCATCTTCGGTGCTGGCTGGGATGTCCGCACACGCGAAGACGGGGCGCAGGTCGCTACGTGGATAGGGGTGGGGGAACCCTTTTCACGACAACCGCCAGCACATGGTGATCGTGCTGCCACACCCGATGCAGAGCCACAACCCGCACAGGGCACGGCTGCCGCGTGATGGGATCGACCAGGCAGGCCACCGTCAGCACGTCGCCTTCCTGTGGCGCTGTGAACGGCATGAACAGTTCGGGCAGGAACATGGCCGGGCTGGGGTCTGCTGGGTCGAATGACCAGGCCATGGTGCCGTTGATCAAGATCTGTGAATTGCGCATGGGTAGCCCTGCCATGGCAGGCGAAGTGTGGGGACACGAATCCTGCCACGGTGGGGCATCCAGCCTCAGTCAACTCCTGCTTGCACTGGTGCCGGCCTACCCGGTTGTCGCGACCGTCCTCAGTCGTCGACGCAAGCCTTTGCCCCGGGCCGTTCTGGCCTGGGGCTTCTTCTTCTTCTCGTACCCAGCCTGACCGCTGAAGTGATGTGCACATGCTGCAGATCGTCGGCCTGGTTCAACTGGTAACTCAAGCGGTATGGCTATGAAATTTACCTATGCCGGCGAATCGTTGCCGCTGCCCCTGGTGGGCGGCGTGGTGCAGCCCCAGCGCCTGGTGGTGCCGCCTGAAGTCGTCATGGGTCTGCGCAGCTGGCGACATGCCTGCCGCCTGGCCTGGAAGCTGCGCCAGGTGCGCATCAAGCAGCGCACATTCGCCGAAGCCACGGGCTGCTATGCCAGCCATGTGTCGGACTACTTCAGTGTGCACGCGAACCGGCGCGAGATGCCCGCGAAGCTGGCCGGGCAGGCCTGCCTGGTGCTGGGCAACACGGTGCTGATTCAGTACCTGGCCCAGGAAGCCCGGGTGACGCTGCTGGAAGAGATGCAGGCCGAACGCAACTACCGGCGCGCCGCATGACGGCAGGCCGCACGCTGATCGAACCGATGGACGGGTCGGAACGGCTGAGCGCCGACGACCTGGCCACACGGCGCGAGGAAGAATTCCTGAACGCTGCAGTGGCCGCGCAGCAGCTGCGTGCGGCCGGTGGCGCCATCTTGCAGCGTGGCGTGTGCTGCAACTGCAGCGAAGCGTGTGCACCGCGTGCGCTGTATTGCGACCCGGACTGCCAGGCCGACCACGAAAAGCGCCTGCAGGTGCTGGCGCGGCAGGGAAGGCGGGCGTGATGGCCAGGGCGGAATGCGAAGTGACCGTGACCATGGCCTGGTGGTTCAGGCCCTACGTCAAGGTCCTGTGTTTCGTGGCGGTGGCCACAGGCAAAGAGCCGGATTGGGACCGGTTCCAGCATGTGATTGCAGCCGCCATGCGCATCAAGATGGGCCCGGCGCGGCTGCGCAAACCGTTGGGGTCGGGAAGCTGAGCCTTGGCTAACTCTCTTGACGACGTGATCAGCCAGATGGCTGCCCGGGGGCTGCATGTGCCGCCTTCGGTGGACCTGCGCCACGCCTTCACGCGCTACGTGCGGTTCCGTCCTGAGCATGACAAGCGCAACAAGAAAAGCGCCTGGGTACGCCTGTTCGAATTCAAGGCGCAGTCGGGCCGCGTGTACATCAGCGGTGCCTACGGCAACCGAAATGACAAGTGGGAAGTGGAAGCCTCAGACGCAGGCTGGACACCCGCCGACCGCCAGGCCCACGCCGATGCGCGCGCCGCCGCCGCGAAGCTTGCTGCTGCAGAGCGTGCGCAAGAAGCCGAGACAGCCGCGGACAAGGCGCGCCGCTTCTGGGGGCGCGCCAAGCGCCTGGAACCGGGCGCCATCTGCCACCCCTACCTGGAAAAGAAGCGGGTCGGTGCGTACGGCGTACGCATCGGCTTCAATGACCGCCTGCTGGTGCCGCTGGCCGATGTGCAGGGCGCCGTGCAGGGCCTGCAGTACATATCGCCGCTGGGCGAGAAGCTGTTCGGCAGTGGCACTGCCAAGGAAGGCAAAAGCCATCTGCTGGGCGAGCTGAAGCAAGGCGTGCCGCTGCTGGCCTTCGGCGAAGGCTATGCCACCTGCGCCAGCGTGCACATGGCGATGGGCTGGCCGGTGGTGTGCTGCTTCGACGCGGGCAACCTGGCGCCTGTCGTATCGGAATATCGGCGCCTGTACCCCGACCTTGAATTCGTCGTCTTGGCCGACGATGACCGCTTCCTGCTGCAGCGCCTGAGCGAACGGCTGGCACGCCACGGCATCGTCTGTACACCCGACGAACTGCGGCTGAGCATGGACCGCGACTGGCAGATTCCAGATGGCGCCGACGTGGTGCTGCTGGCCGGGTGGAAGGGCGATGCCGTCGGCACCATGCGTATCGAAGGCACGCTGCGGGTGGGTGACAGCGAACAGGCCGTGCTGATCGAAAACGCTGGCCAGGCAAAGGCGCATGCAGCCGCGAAGAAGCACAAGGCGCGCGTGCTGACGCCGTTCTTTGCGGACCGCGAATCGAAGCACACCGACTGGAACGATCTGCACTGCACGGTGGGCCTGGAAGGGGTGGCTGAACAGCTGCGCACCGCCATGGATGCGCCACCCGAAAAACCCCGCGCGAACGCTCGCGCGCAGCGCGACGACAAGGGCGCAGGCAAGGGCGGCAAGAAAACCGGGCCACCGCCCGGGCGCGAAGGCGATATGCCCTTCGTGGAGCGCTTCACGTTGATCTACGGCACCACCACCATCTGGGACGCGCAGACGCGCGAGATCGTGCGCCTGGAAGCGCTGAAGGTGGCGTTCGGGCGGTCGATCGACTGGTGGCTGGCGCAGGAAGACCGGCGCATGGTGATGCAGGATCATGTGGTCTTCGACCCGTCAGGCCTGTGCACAGGTGAAGGCTGGGTGAACCTGTTCGACAAGCTGCCGCTGGTGCCGAAACCCGGCAAGTGCGATCTGATCATCAGCCACATCTACAACCTGTGCAGCGAGAACGATGCGCTGTTCCATTGGGTGCTGAGCTGGCTGGCCTACCCGCTGCAGCACCCAGGCGCGAAGATGCGTACAGCCATCGTGCTGCACGGCCGCACGGAAGGCACAGGCAAAAGCAAGCTGGGCGAGATCATGCGGCGCATCTACGGCCGCTATTGCACCAGCGTCGGTCAGGCTGAGCTGCAGCGCGACTTCAACGACTGGGTCAGCGCCAAGCTGTTTGTACTGTGCGAAGAGGTCGTGAGCCGTGCAGACCGGGCCCACCACCAGGGCATGCTGCAAGCGCTGATCACGCAGCCGACGGTGCAGGTCAACACGAAGAACATGCCCATTCGCGAGGAAGCCAACCACGCGAATTTCATGTTCTATTCGAACCAACAGGTGCCGGTGCTGCTGAACCCGACCGACCGCCGGTATACGGTGATCAAGGTCGAACAGGTGCAGGCGCCCGGCTACTTCGAGGCCCTGGATGCCGAGTTGGCTGCGGGTGGCGCTGATGCCTTCTATGCCTACCTGCTGGCCTATGACTGCGAGGGCTTCAATGAGTACAGCAAGCCCTTCGAGAACAAGGACCGGCTGCACCTGATCACCTTGGGCATGAGCCCGGACCAGCGCTTCATTCACTTCTGGACGCTGGGGCATGCAGGCGTGCCTTTCTGCTGCTGCGCTGCGGGTGACCTGTATGTGGCCTTCAAGGCCTGGTGTCGCACGAACGGCGAACGTTTCGTGCCCACGCAGACCAGCTTCGGGCGCACCGTGAGCGAGATGCTGGAACGCATGGGCGCACCACCGAAGGCAACGAAGCGCTACTTCGGCTACAGCGACAAGGAAATCAGCGAGGGCGACTTTGCGGGTGAGCCATCAGCCCGGCAGGGCATCTTGTATTTCGTGCCGGCGGAGAAGGAAGTAATGCGCGAGCTGGTGCAGGGCGATGAACGGCCAGTCTTGCCTGACCCGCTACCGGACTGCACCCAGTCGGTGTACTTCAACGCCCGGGTGAAGCTGTTCCAGCCGCGTCTGCATGAGCTGCTGTCCAGCGCGCGGAGGTCTTTGTGATGCGTGGGCACCAATCCGGGCGCTGCTGTGAACAGTGTGGGCGCAGTGTGAACAGTACCCATACCGTCAGAAGCCGCGCCATTGCTTGTGAATCAGCCACTGTGAACAGTTACGACAGTTCCAGGAAGCCTATATGTGCGCGAGGCTACACACACGGCCAGATGACGCAGGCAGCAGGTGCACCCCCATGCGGGGAATCGAGGCGGGGTGTCTGTGTCAATTCAATCTGCTACTTCACAGGAAAAGTATCTGCACTGTTCACAGCGGCTGATTCACAAGCAATGGCGCGGCTTCTGACGGTACGGGTTGCTGGAAATCACAACATCACTGTTCACGGCAGGGCAGGACATGCAGGCTGAACCGGTCAAGGCGGGGTCGATGCGGGAACTGATGCCCGAGACGGCCTGCATCGTGGACTGGCTACGGGCCCAGCTGGGCCAGGAACGGGCCGACAAGATCATCCGAAGGGGTATGCAAGGGCAGGGGTCGTTCTGGGCCCAGGAACGCGGCAACGATGGCGTGCTGCGGGAATTCGGTAGTCGCAACACCAGCACGCGCTGGCCAAAGGAATCGGCATGAAGCTGACGGTGGATGTGTTCGGCCTGGATGCAGCCACGCGCAGCATCATGGATCGATTCAGCGAACGGCGGCTGAATGCGGCTGCAGCCACGGCGTTGACACGGACAGCCCTGGACGTGAAGGCCGCTGAGGTGCGCGAGATGCGGCGGGTGTTCGACAGGCCGACGCCTTACACGCTGAACAGCGTGTACGTGAAGCCCGCCACTGCGGCCCAGCTGGTGGCCGACGTGTGGCTTAAGGATGACCGTGCAGGCAGCGGCACGCCGGCAACCTACTTCCTGGGCCCTGAAGTGCGCGGTGGTGGACGGGGCGCCAAGGGCCTGGAAAAGGCGCTGCAGGCCATCGGCGCGCTGCCTGCTGGGTGGCTGACGGTGCCAGCCGCAGGGGCCCGCCTGGACGCATACGGCAACGTGCAGCGTGGGCAGATCATCCAGATCCTGAGCCAGCTGCGCATCACGCTGGTGGCGGGCTACACGCGCAATATGTCGTTCGATGCGCGCAAGCAGATCAACGCGCAGCGCAAGGCAGGCGGGCGCTACTTCGTCGTGCGGGTCGGCCAGCGCACCAGGCTGCCGCCCGGGGTGTACCTGCGCGAGTGGTTCGTTCGTGGTGTCACCCCGGTCTTCCTGTTCGTGTCGCGGGCGAACTATCAGCCCCGCCTGGACTTCGATGCAGTGGCGCAACGCGAGGCTGCCGACCGCCTGCCAGTCCACCTGCTACGCG